TCTGTGCAAGGAACAGTAGACGCAGAAGGATTTACAGACGTTGACGATCAGGATTTACCATTTTAGGAGGATTCAGCATGATTACGGTAGTTTTAGCAAAGCACTCAGGGTCGAACAAGAAATACACATTCCGCGTGCCGGATGGGCATTGTATACACGGTGGCACGCGCATCATCGTTGATACGATGCGCGGAATGAAAGAAGCGGTTGCATGCTGCAACAGCATAGACATTGAATCAGAAGAAGCTGCATGCGAACTTTTTCAAGGTGTTACATTGCCGTTAAAGCGTGTTTTGATGGTTGAGACGAAAGCATGGAAACCGTTGCTGGAAATCCCGTTTTCGCAGAAACCGTTAGAATTCATGTTTTAAGTTGGTGATGCGAAATGCCGAATCGAATCATCAAAGAGAGCCTTTGCGCAAGCGAAAAGATAGCATCTCTCTCGGATTTTGAGTTTCGGCTATGGATTGGACTAATAACACAGGCGGACGATGCCGGGCGTGGAGATGCTCGTCCGGCAATCATAAGAGGCCGTGTGTTCCCGTTTCGGGATAGGCTTTCCATCAAGGACATCGATGTTGCGCTCCAAGCATTGGCGGCCAAAGGCTGCGTTTCCCTCTACACAGTGGACGGGATTCCCTACTTTTGGTTCCCCGGGTGGGTCAAACATCAGAGGGTTCGCGATTGCAAACCGAAATATCCCGAACCTCCAAAAAATGAAGGGAACAACAGTATGCCGCAAGTTGCGGCGAGTTGCGGCGAGTTGCCGCAAGATGCGGCCTTAATCCAATCCGAATCCGAATCCAATCCGAATCCGAATCCGAATGGCGCTAAAGCGCCAAACGCGCACGCGCGTTTCTCTCCACCGTCCGTATCGGATGTAGAGGCATATTGCCGGGAGCGGCGGAATGACGTTGACCCGCAGCGATTTGTTGATTTCTATGCATCCAAGGGGTGGAAGGTTGGTTCTCAGCCCATGAAAGACTGGAAAGCAGCTGTACGAACATGGGAACAACGCAGAAAGGATGAGCGCAATGCAGGCAATATCGGACACGCTGAAAAGCATGTTTCCAAAGTCTACGGCGATATGCTCTAAGAAAACGGCAGAGCTTACCGAAGCAGAGCAGCGTGAAAGGCTGCAAGCCGCATGCGACAGGATTAACGCAGACGCAGGGCGATTGAACGTGAAAGACGGAATAGATTGCCCGGAATGCAAGAATCGCGGCTACTTCATGGAAGTGCGTGAGAGTGACTTTTTCGGCGTGAAAATGCTAACCACGGCAACGCGAAAATGCCGATGCATGGCAAAACGGATTTCCGTTGCACGCATCCGCAATTCAGGGTTAGGTGACGCGCTGAAAAAATGCACGTTCGATACGTTCAAGACGGATGAAGCATGGCAAGCCATGGCAAAGCAGAAAGCGCTTGATTTTGTTGCGAAGCGCGGTAGGTTCTTCTACATCGGCGGTCAAACAGGGTGCGGAAAGACACATCTATGCACGGCCATGGTCGGAGAGCTTATGAACGCAGGGCTTAATGCAAGGTATATGCTGTGGCAGGATTCAGCGGCGAAGCTGAAAGCAAGCATCATGGACGCGGAAGCATATGAGCGTGAGATGAGCAAGCTGAAAACCGTGTATGTGTTGTACATTGACGATTTTCTAAAGCCAATATCCGGGAATCGGCCAACGGATGCAGATATCCGGCTTGCGTACGAGCTAATCAACGCACGGTATAACGCGGACTGCATCACGATCATTTCGTCCGAGCGTCACGCATCGGAGATCGTTGAGATTGACGAAGCGATCGGCGGCAGGATCCTTGAGTATGCAAATGGGTTTATCGTGAACATAGCGAGAAAGCCCGGAAGGAACTACCGCTTGCGAGGAATGGAGGAAATATGAACAGGCATGAGGAACGGGAACAAATAGCGGTTTTCGAGTGGGCTATTGCGCAGGAAAAAGCCATGCCGGAGCTGTCACTACTCCACCATATCCCCAACGGAGGTAAGCGCGGGAAAGTCGAAGCAGCACGGTTAAAGGCTGCAGGGGTAAAGGCGGGAATGCCGGACATTTGCCTGCCAGTGCCGCATGGTGGATATGCAGCCCTGTACATCGAACTGAAAACGCCGGAAATCAAGGCAATGGGTGTTCATAAGGGCAGGCCGAGCAAAAGACAGAAGGAGGTCATTGCACACCTTCAGGAGCGAGGAAACTGCGCCGTGGTGTGTTACGGCGCGGAGGAAGCAATTAAGACGATCAAGGGGTATTTGAACGATGAAATATCAAATTGTGGCGATAACTGCGGGGCGTGAAACGTTAATCGCCGAAACGAATGATATGAAGTGCGCAAAGCGCATCTATACGGACAAGGTTTCACAGGGTTCGCATGTCAGGGTAAAGGTAAACGGCAGGATGCTGCGTATTTTTGAAGCCGACAAGCAGTTTATCACAAACAACAAACACAACATGCTGGGAGGTAAGGGATATGTTAAACGAGCTGTCTAAGGAAATCCATGAGAACGCTGTAAGCCATGGTTGGTGGGATGAGCCGCGCAACCTTCTCGAGATTGCCGCGCTGTGCCATTCGGAGATTTCGGAAGCGGTGGAGGAATACCGGGCAGGCAGGCCGATGGCGTATGTCAATATGTTTGACGGTGAAACGGTCTACTATGAATCCAACATGGAATCATGGGATGGTAGAAAGCCGGAAGGGATTGCTGTGGAAATGGCCGACTGTCTTATCCGCATCCTTGATTGGTTCGGGCATGAGGGATTGGATGCTGATGCGATCGTCCGCGAAAAGATGGAGTATAACAAAACTAGGCCGTACAAGCATGGTAAGAGGTGTTAGTTATGCAAGACTACGCCAACAAAGCGGACAAGGAAATCATTGTAGTGCTGTCCGGGTGCATCGGATACGCTGACACGCTGAAGGGCTTGGAGTTCCGCAACAGCGAAAATGCAAAGTGCAGTTTGGCTGAAATGAGGAACAACGCAAGCAAGGCACTTGATGCGGTAACGGAAGGGCTGAACCCGAAACAGATTGAAGGGCTGATACGGTTTGCAAACGGCATGGAATTAAAGTGCGTATCGAAACATAACACGGAATCCGAAAAGGACTATTACATTTGCCCGGTTGATGCATTTGACAGGCTGATGGGAGATGTGGCTAACGCCTGCGCGTTCTGCGACAAGGAAGGCAATGAAGTGAAGCGGTGCGACCGCCGCAAGGATTTGCTGGCATGTGGCGTTGTGCCGTGGGGCAGCAAGGAATGCCCGTATCAGGGATGAAGAGGTGATAAGCGATGAGCAAACAGGAATTCAAAAGCAGGGTCTATACAGATAGGCCGCCGTATGCAGACTTTGACGCACCACACAAGTTTGAGGCGATAAAGAGCATCGTGGCAAAGCGCCTGATCGAGCACCCTAACGCAATCTGTTCTTATTCCGGAGGCAGCGACAGCGACATCATGCTCCACCTGATCGAGCAGGTCAGAAAAACGTTCGGGCTTCCTCCCGTTCAGTATTGTTTCTTCAATACTGGGCTTGAGATGGAGGCGATCAAGCGGCATGTGCGTGAGGTAAGCGAGCTGTATGGCGTTACGATAACGCAGTATAGGCCGAAGAAAAACATAGTAATGGCCACGAGGGAATACGGGCAGCCATTCGTTTCGAAGATAGTTTCCGCGGGGCTTGAAGGTGTGCAACGCAAGAACATACCATTAACCATAGCGGCAGAATATGCGGAGGCCGAGGACAAAATCGCGAAGCGCCAGGAACTGCGCGAGCGATTTCCAAAGTGCGAAAGCGAGATTAATTTCGTATGCGGATGCAACTCAAAAGGAGAACCGAGACCGAATATTCAGCTCGTGATCGGATCGTCAAAATATCTACTGGACTTCATCATGGAAAACCCGATCCCATTCAAAGTCAGCAACAAGTGCTGCTACTGCTGTAAGAAACAGCTTGCGCACAGCGTGCAAAAGGATTTTGAGATGGTGATCACGGGCGAGCGACGCGATGAGGGGGGGATGCGATCCGTACCGAGAAAGGACAGCACATCGATGTGCTTCACGGAGACAGCGAGCGGGCAGTTTCGCCTAAGGCCACTGTACTATGTATCTGACGCAGATAAGCAATGGTACAAGGATTATTACGGAATCAGGTATTCTGACGCTTATGAGGTATATGGCCTGAAGCGCACCGGATGCTGTGGATGCGCGATTTCGTCGAGGGCCGCAGAGGAGCTGGAGAAAATACGTCCCTACGAGCCGAATCTGGTGAAAGCGGCATGGAACGTATTTGGGGACAGCTATCGCTACAGGGCCCAGTACAACGAATACAAAGCCAATAGGATGAGGAGCGATAAAGAAAATGGACAATGCTCATTTGTTTTTCGGGATGCATGAGGAATGCCCGTATCAGGGATGAGAAAGGGAATGCAATGACTGACAGAGAACGGCTGATTGAAATATGCGATACAAATTGCGGATATGTTGATGAGGTGCCAGCAGAAATATTTGCAGATCACCTTATTGCACACGGCGTGATCGTGATGCCGTGTAAGGTTGGCGATACAGTATGGGCTATCCGAAGTTATCAGGGGCATAAGCACGCGCAACAAGGATTTGTAAGCGAAATGTACTTCTTGCCGGATATGACATTGCACATCGTAGTTAAACACATAGCGCGAGGCGAATTCGGTAAAGCGGTATTCTTAACCCGCGAAGAAGCGGATGCAGCGATTGCGAAGAAAGGAGGCAACCAATGACACGCGAAGAAGCAGCAAGGAGGAACACCATGCAGAATGAGTATAAATACATAGAAGCGGTGAGCGCCGCAACGATTATTGAATCGATACATGGAATACCGCTTGCGGACTTGGTAGATACGTTTGCGGAAATTCCCGCAGCCGATGTTATACAAGTCCCAAATACGGGGATTGGTGATGTATCAGATGGGTATCACACGTTCAACGAGCTGTATCACCATCGTGCAGTATTGTTCAGCGTGATATGCAATTTGATGCCTGAAAAAGCGTGGAAATCGAAACAACATGACACAGGCGATATGTACGACGGCATGTTTATTGTTGGCATCGAAACGCCGGAAGGTCAAGCTACATATCACTATGATATTTACCCATATTGGGACATGTTCAATGTGAAAGAGGTTGAACGCGCGCCTAAATGGGACGGGCATACGCCGAGCGATGCGATTGAACGTATTGGGACGCTTTCCGCAGCCGATGTTGCTCCGGTGCGGCATGGGGAGTGGATTGAGCGAGCGTTGAGACCGACTTGCTCGCTATGCGGATTCAGCGGAAGTCTTATCGATGCACCGATA